GGTTAAGTCAGGGATCTTTCGCGTTGCATTGAACACTGCCGCGTTGGAGTACGCCCACGCCGTCCTCGCCCGCTGGGGCCGCCCCACCATCGAGCCGGTTCCGAGTAGTGAGGAGAACTAACTATGTCTAGCTTTGAGTGCCCCGTGGCAGCCTGTCTTGAGGCCTATTGGGACAACAAACGCTTTGGTAACAGTCTTATCGACGCACCAGAACGTATGCAAGCTGTGTTTGATGTACTAGCTGATTGGTGTGATGAGTTGTGTTACTCAGATACAGCTCAACGGCTGCGTAAAGCTACTTTGGTAAACTGATCAGTTACCACTAGTCAAAGGGGTCATTGTCGGGATCAGCCAAATCTCCATAGAGCGATTCAAGCTCTCCATCTTCATTCATGAAGAAACAGTGACTCTCTTTGATCTTTTGGTAATCATTTTCCAACAGGTCAGCAAATGAACCGACTAACGACTGGCACAACGCTGCTTCTATTACCGATTTATGGAGCGTCGATTGTGCCGTGGCAACAGCTGCAATCCGATCTTCCTTTGACAGCCAACCCAACTGCTGTTCTTCGTCCTCATAATCAACGTCAAGATATTCCATACATTGATTTGCCCTATCTTGGAGCACCTGCATACGGGCCATCAAGAGAGGGATATATTGCTTAGCAACGGCCTTTAAAGGGCCATAGAACTTGTCCCTAAGACTCAACACTTGCTTTCCCACGGCGCTGTTAAAGGGCTCTTAGACAATTTAGCTGTAGCTAGCCTGTGTGCCCCGTGGCGTGATAGTAGTTAACCCCCTACCTGCAACTGCAACTCATTCTCAATAACTCTCTGACTGTCTATGTTCAAATAACGTTACCGTTATATCAACATAACTAGCTGCTATTGCAACTCATTCTCAATAAGCAATAAACATAAAATAGGGGCCCTATTAAAGGCCCCTTTGTTATAACTAGTTTGCTCTGAGTAAGCCTAAAACAGTCCAGACAATAGGAAGAAAGAAGAGTAAACAATAAACAAGAAATTTAGGTAGTTGGTACATACAATCAGCTGTTCCGATTTTCTACAACTTGCCAAAGAATGGAACCAAGATAAGACATACCAGCGTTAACAAGAGCGGTAGCGAAATCGTCAGGATCTTCTATTGTTTGACCTTCCAACAGCTGCAACCGTGAGGTGTATCCATAAGCTCCACAAGCTTCGTCTACCCAGTGCAATACGCAATCCTCGTTGCATTCGTAGAAGTTGAGAAGATCTTTTGTGTAGCACATATCAGTATTCACAAAATCACTAGTCTCGTAATTACAAAGATCAGTAGGGCAAGCATCATACCTATCGATGAAATACTCAACGCAGCCGTCTTTTATAAAATCAAACTTCTCATTTATGATGTAGCGCAAAGTATCGTACTCACACTGCTCCATCTCAGACTCACAAAGGTTTCTGTAAATGTTCTTAGCGTTTTCAGAGAGTGAATCCCAGCCAGTAAACAGAGCGGCAGGATCAAACCTCATTGCTGAGATCTTGGAGAGCTTGGTGTAGCCCTCACTACCCATACCAGAGTGATGCTCACTCCAGAAGAGATGGTGAGCAGAAACAATGTCGAAGCGATCAAACGTTGCAGGATAGGTCGTCATGGTTGGAATTGGAATCAGGATCAAAGGAACAATCAAAATTTGCTAATTCTTGTTCGTATTCCCAACGTGATAGTTGCTCTTCGCACCACTGCCAGTAGGCATAGAAGGCTTCATCAGTTTCGCAATACATTACTGACTTAAGGCATCTTCAAGTGCTTCTTCTTCACTATTGAATGGACCGTTAGCCTCTCCATCAGGCATACAACCTGGAAAACAAGCCCACCAGTAGTAGCCCTCATTAACTGGCTTGCCAGTCAGTGTTAAAGAACCTATGTCATAAAAAACTTCGAAAGATCCGTATTCATTGCCATCTTGGTCTTTGAATCGGTAGTAGCTCATTTGATAAAGCTCCCCAACTTGTTAGCAATACGCTTTAAAGAGAACTTAGGCAGTTCAGGCTTACGAAACGCAACAATAAAGTTTGTACCAGTTACAACCTCTTTAATCTCTTTGGACTGATCCAACCACCATTGAAGAGTGCCAGTTTCTGCAGAAGACTCTTCAAAGGTCATACGATCCTCATACAGGCAGTTTCCGTAGCAATCGATGATCCTCAACTTGCCGTGAGGAATATTAGGAAACAAGTTGATAAAGTCTTTGGCTTCCAGAAAATCAGTAAAGACAGCAACGGTAAAATAGGCGTCTTTCTGTCTGTAACTCTTCAGCTGAACAGCTACACAATCAGTGTGAACAGCATCTAGAGGCAGAGTGAGGGCCCGTTGGTAGGTCAGTTCAGAATGTTTCATTGGACTTAAAGGGAAAGGAAAGGAAAGAAAGGCAGGGATTAATTAGGCTCCCTGCTGGCCTTTAAGTTTCAAGCTTTAGAAGCGTTTTCAAGCATCCTCACAAGCTTCCAAAATTGCTCGTGATCAGTGGCACCCATTTTGCTGTAAACACGGGCAGCAAACGCAGTGAGCTCTTCAATCTTGACGGTTTGAGTTTTCATCGGATCAGGAAAGGAAAGGAGCCGACCAGGTGGCCGACAACGGAACAATAACGACTAGCTAGCCACCTTCAAGGCTGCTGTAACAGTCTGTAATGATCCATCAGAGGGCTCTCTGAGGGCCAGGAAAGGGCCTCCAGACAGCTTCAGGTAGGGAGACACCTAGAAGGGTTTTAAAGGGCTCTTAGAGGCTCTTAGATGTGGACAAGCGCGCGTGTATATAAATGAGAATGATTCTCAACTGCAGGCCCTTCTCAGTCTCACTTCAGTCTCATTTAAGACTCATTTGAGACTGCCAACGACTCAACGCTGCCGTTATAACGCCATAAAACGCCACCGCGATCTGTTTATAGGCCGTTAAAGGCCCGGCAGGGGGGTCAGCGGTGGGGGCCAGAGCGCTAACTAGGGCTCAAAAATCTGAAACAAAATCTTTCAGACCCTTCAGAAAAAAAAAAATAAGTGGACTGGGATTTGCACCCAGACTGAGTTCTAGTTGTCCTAGCTGCCTCTACTTGGGCTACCCACTTTCGGGGAGACGATAACGGACGCCTCCAGAACCGAGTTCAAACGAACCAAGAGCAGCGTAACACCCCTTAGGACCCTTTAAAACCCTCTCGCTGCGCTCTGAGAGCCCTCCAGAAGCCCCTGGAAGGCCCCTTAACTACTTCCTAGACCTATTAGCACTCGGGGACTGAATACGAAGGTTAGAGCGGCTGTTATTACGAGGATTACCGTCTTTGTGGTCTACGTCCTTACCAGCCAAGTTGTAACCAGCTTTAGCCATCTTTCTTCTGGCTTTATTACGACTAGAGCGGTTAGCTCTTTGTTCTGGCTTGGAGTGGTAATTGTCGTATTCCTTACGGTAGTTACGCTGGGCCATTAGGACCAATCAAGAGCTTTACCAATAGTAGGAAACTGTTTGTTAAAGATTTCTTTAGCTTGATGAGCTATTTGCATATGTTCCAATTGAGTCCCATTTTGAGACCTGAGATCAATGTAATGAATCCAGGAGCGTAAAGAACCAGCCATATACATCTTGGTTGGAGTAGCTAGTGGGAGGACTTCTCTGGCACACTCTTTAGCTACACCACTGGATACCATCTCTCGGTACAGGTCTTGAGCTTCTTCAAAGAGCTGACTGATACGCCTGTAGTAGATCTGAGTTTTAGCTGTATCTAGATCATCAATACTGTTCTGTCTGTTTTTAAGGTCTTGTCGTCTGAGGTGAGGGAGTTTGGTATTAGCAGTTAGTTCTGTGACATCTGCATACCTTTGAGAGAACTCTTGAAAGCTAAAAGACCTATGACGAAGGATCTGAGCAGAGATAGCTCTAGTTGTGTTGATTTCCAACACCATATGAGCCATTTCAAAAGGAGACCAATGTTTGTGATTAATCAGGTATTTGATTAATCGTTCAGAGTTTGTATCACTGTGTTGATTCTGAGGGTTACTAACCCTAGCCATATAGACAATCAGCTTTTCTGCATCTGGTGTAGCTGTTACCAGTGATACAGCTGTACTCATTGGAGCTAAGGAGTGCTTAAGGGCTCTTTAGCTTACCTCAGAGGCCCTTTAGCAGCTGTTTAAGACTATTAAGACTTATTGAGACTGTTTAAGTGGTACTTAGATAACAGCAGAAGAAACCTTCTTAATACCTCTATAACAACAGCGTAATAACCTATAACAAAAAGTTATTTACCTTTACTACAATAAAAGACCTCTTTAAAAAGGACTCTTTAAAAGCTCTTTAATAATGAGTCTAAGGAGGGTGTCAACCCCCCCTGTCTTAGGACGTAACTCCAAGAGGTCCAGTTTTAGAGGTGGCTGTTTTGACGTAACACCTAGAGGGGCCTGCTTGATCTGTGGCGTAAATACACCTAGGCGGCGGTACTAGGCCGTAGGAGGCCCTAGAAGGCGTTTTAAGGCCTTTTGGCTACCCTGACACCTAAAAGGCCTTAGAGGGCCCTTAGAGACGCTTCTAGGGGCCTCTCAGAGGGTTTTACGAATCAAGCCAGTTAGCGTTACCAGTACCAGAGGCATAGAGGGCTTTCTGAAGGCTCTCTAAATCTGGTGCGTAACCAAGAGCATCAATCTGCAAGCCACCGTCACCTTGGATGAACTTGCGTTCGATTTCCCATTGCTCTCTGAGACGGTTATCAATAGCTTTTTGTTCAGTAAGAGCCATGGACTCTGTGAAGTACTGAACAGCCATTGCAAGGGCATCTAGACGGTCATCGTGTCTGATGCTGTTCCTTTCTTTAGTAATACGAGTGAGTTGAAAGAACAGTTGATATTGACTACGGGTTTCACTTGGGTAGGACTCAGTAGAAGCAATGTCTTGAAGGATTACATCGGTATCCACCATGAGCCTGTGTTGGTTCATGACAGGTTCAAGGGTGTCAATAATCCTGAGTTCCTTTTGTTTGGTGTGACGTACCTCTTCAACAGAGCAGGGGTAAATGGTTCCCAGGTAACGCTTAAGGAGTTCTGAGAACATCCCAAGACCAAGGTTGCTTTCAACCAGGATTTCTTTAACTTTGTATTCCTTTGCAATAAGAGCCAGTTTTTTGAGGTTTGGTTCGGAGTAACCACCCCGTAAGCCGCCAGAAGCAAGGAGAAACAAGTTGCCGTTTAGGTATGCCACAACGGCATAACCAAGTTCGTCTGAGCCACGACCAGAGGGGTCTACAGCAAGGACTACGCCGGTGTACTCAAGAAATTCATCACCGATCTGTGCTGGCTTGTAATAAAGGTCTCCGTGAAGGCCAACAGAAGGTAGATCAAGAGCTTTATCGCCGTTAGCGCTCCACACGACCTTATTAGGGCCGTTCTCACGGTTTAGACGGAACACACAGAGGTCTCTGAGTTTGAGAGGAAACTTCTCCTCATCGCTCAAACTGATGTCCAGGAGGAACTGGAGGTTGAACGTGCTTCGACCAATAGACATCTGACGAGCTTCCAGTTCAGCCCAATCAAAACGTCGAGGGTCTACAGGGTGTCCAGCAAGGTCTTTGTCTTTTTCAAGGTCTGCTTGGATTTTGGGAGCAAGACGATTGCCGTAGTAATCCTTAAGCTTTTTGCCAGTGGGATACAGAGCAGGCCAGATCCTGACGGAGTAGCCAGAGGCTTCTAACTTTGCGTAAACACTGTCCTGGGTGTGAGGAGTTCCAAGGAACACGATCTCCCCACCAGGCTTGATCACCGAGTCAAACTCTTTAATTGATTCCCGAAGCTTGTCCCGAATCAGCTGGGTTTCACAGGATTGTGGTGTTTCAACGTCGTCAGCAACGATGAGGTCAGCACGAGAGCCAGTAATTTGACCAAAGATGCCGCTTGAGCGTACAGAAGGGGACTGGTCTGGTTTTGCGCCGTAAACGTCAAAAGCAACTTTTGAGAAGCGTTGGGTGTCGCTAGGGAAAAGGTCTTTGACCATGAACCAGTTTCTGAGCAAGTCATGACAAAACACGGAGAACGCATCAGCACGATCTTGAGCTGCAGAAATCACCAGCACCTTACAGTCAGGATCGCGTCGAAGGCGCCAAAGGACGTAACCAGCAGTGAGGAAGCTTTTACCGCAACCTCGGTACGCCATGATGATGCGACGACTAGGACCTGATTGCAGGTAGTCAGCTACTTGGTATTGAACTGGGGTAGGGCTAGGAAGGCGTAGGTAATGCCAAAGGTGAGTAGCAAAAACAGGAAAACTAGCTACAGCTTCCTTAATAATTTGTTCAGTCTGTTTGTTGTGCCTTGGCATCGTGAGCCCACTTAAATACTTGGCTCAGGTTATTCTGCAAGATAAAGTTCATCTTGATAAAGCTGTAGAGCATATCCTCAAGGTCTTTACGGGAAGCATTTGGTAGCTCCCTCTTCATACGTTCTGCTCGTAACTCCTGCTCCAGTGTCAGGTTCAGGTTGGGCATAGGAGGGATGTCCATTGATCTATAACTCGTTCACGCTCTTCAGAATAAGCAGCGTGATTTCTAAACCACAGTTTCCAGTTAGAACTACCTTTGCTGTGGTTGCAATGAACACAAGCAGGAACGATGTTGGTGGCTAAATCTTCACCACCTTTAGTTTTGGGATGAACGTGATCAAGGGTGAGTTTGTCACTTTCAACACCGCAATAAGCGCACTTACATCCAAAAGCGTCTTTTATTGACTGCCTCCACTGTTTAACGGCTTCTCGTCGTTGTAGAGCTTGAAGATTCGCCATAGCAGCATCTGGCGTCAAATACACAAAACCCCCAGCAGGCGATCGAGTCACCATACCGGGGGTTCTGCTTGGTACATATAGGAAGTGTTAGTTCCTAAGCACCAATATAGCTTCGGACCTCCTTGATATTGACTTCCGGCAGAGCAGAAATCATTTCAGAAATAGCCGAGACATCACCGCCGTTAAGAGCCGTAATACCTTGGTCCTTAAGAAACTTAATAGCGTTAGCCAGGTCAGAAGCTTTTACATCATCACGATTGAGTTGATCAATCAGTTTGGTTGCTACCAAGCGATGAAGACTATAAAGATCATCGTCAGAAGCAAGCCCTTCAGTCTTATTTAGAGACTTTTTTGGCGAGGCTGCCATATGCAATACGGAACAGTTTCAAACCCAATTGTACGAGGCCATTTTGCTTCAGTTTGGAAGCACCAATCAGTTCAGAAATAGCAAAAGCAAGCATCCAAAGCATTGCTTGAGTATGCGGATCAGCGAGGTTCATAACACTTACCCAGGTTTCTTAATCAAAATAGCCCAGCCAAAACCAGGCCCTTCTACCATCCACCTTTTATTCCAATTCTTTTTGGAATAAGCAATACCTTTGCCATTGGTGTGGTTTACATAACCACCACGGACCATATCAGCCTCACCGTTAGGGTCGTGATGAATCCAAGCGGTAGAGGTGTACCCAATCACCACAGAATAGTGCCCAGAGCCTCCAGGATCGCCTACAGGGCCCTTGTGAAGCCATCCGGCTACTACAGGCCTACCAGCGTCTAACTCGTCTTGTAGGAGCTCCTGGGAACCGTTGCGGATGAATTTAGCGTCTAGTCCGAGGTGCTTGAGGGTTTTAAGCTGCGCATTGACATCAGTTGAGTCACCGTAACGCTGACGAATAGCGTTGTACTCATCATCAGTTTTCACCTTGCCGTAGTATTCAGCTACCATTGCGCAGCTGCTGGAAAAGCATTCTCGATACCCAGCACCGCTTTTGTTGTCTAGTTGGTATTCATAAGGAACCTTTAGCAATACTTGTTTTGCTGCTACTTCGGTTTTATTAGTTTCACGAGTAACAAGAGAAATCAGCTTGTCAGCGTAGGCAGGGTCAGTGGCATAGCCCTGTTGAACCAGCATCTTTGCTGCTTCATTAACTGTTTTGGCGTTATTAACACCTCTAAATGATTTGTAATCCTTATACCAACGCTCAACAAGATAAGTAATACTTTCGTTTAAGGAACCAAAATCAAGAAAGCTGTCAGTAATAGTTACTGGTTTACCGTTTACATACTCAGTTGTTGGTTTGTTAGTACCAGTACCTTTCAAACCAAAATAGTTATGGCGACCTGATGGCTGTTTACCCCAGTTACTTTCTAAAGCCCATTGAGCAGCTACAAGTTCTGGATATTTAGAACCAGCTTTAGTAGCCAGCTCAACTACACCATCCCAAGACCCATTACTAGGGATGTTGTTTTTAGGTCCAGACCTCCACAAATCAGAAAACTTTGCCAAGGTCCCTGGAGGAATCTGATCCTGCAGGAAATCCAAAGCAAAGTTTTGATGCTCTTGGTTGTTGTAATACTTAGCTACATCACGGAGAGAAATGTCTGCCATTGAGAATGATGCGGTCGAGTTTTTCGTCGATGTGTTGGATCTGTTTGTCGATCCGATCCATCATCGGCATAAGCTCGTCCTTTCTAACAAACTCTTTGTGAACCGTCATCTCTACGTTGTCGATACGACGATCAAGTTCTGAGTGCCTCTTGTGACTCCAAGCAAACGCACCACCACTCACGCTTGCAACCCCAAGAAACAAGGACAAAAGAAACGATGGATCCATGTCAAACCTCAGGGAGTTGCATTTTAAGTTTCTGGATGCGCTTCATGAGCTTCCTACCAGTAGGAGTGTTGCGAAGTCCTTCGTCAAACTTTTTAAACTCTTGACGACGTTCCTCAGGTGTGAGGTACGGATCTTCTTCTACGGGTTGAATGAGAAAACTAGGACCACCAGCTACTTTGGTGTCCCGCTTTTTCATACCGTAACCAGATTTGCCTTTCATTTCTTGGGCACGCAATTTGGAACCGTTTTGGAGCCTTTCTTTTTGGTTCCAACCATTTCGTAACCCTTCCAACAAGGTCCCTTAGCCATGATCACTCGCCCTTCATTTTGGTGTTGTACTTCCGGCCACGCCAGGTG